TCTGAAAATATATTTACTGGAGCTGCATTTTGTATGTCGCAGAATGAACACACTATTTGTAAAGATTATCTAATCTATTTTTAATATTTTCAACAGAGTTTGGCTCCATTACTTCAATTACTTCACTACCATATTTTTCATCTAAGTATTCAGCACTAAATGTAAATTTACCTGTTTTGATTAATTCAATATCTATTTTAGATTGATCTAATAAAGATAATTCTTCTTCAGTTTCTACTTTGATTTTTGTATTTGGTGGAAAAATACCTAGTCTTTGCATCATAGGTACTAACTGATAATTTAAAACTCCTTCAATAAAAAATTCATCGTTAAAAGCAACATTCTTTAAAACACGTTCTTGAACTTCAGCAGAACCTACAAAAGATTTTTCATCCATTGTTGCAGTTTGCCCTAATATCAATTTGCTTATTTCAGAGTTACATCTAGCTATCATCATATCAAATACTTGATAAGCATCTGATTTACCACTATCAACTATTTCAATTAAATCATCTGTATCAAAAACACCATAGCTTGAAGTACCTAAGTTTTTTAGGAAACCTTCCATATTTGCTCTAGTTTCTTCATCCCTTACATTCGTTTTGCCAATTCTTAATGGCACTCCAAATACTTCAGCATATTCAGCCCACGCTCCTAAAGCGTTTTTTTTCCAAATAACTAATGGCGCTGCTTTCATTAATAAACCTAAATCACGTTCACGACCAACACCAATACACCAATTTTTATAAGGATTTTCTAAGTAATCAGCTCCTTCTAAATCAGCATAACTATTAGTTACAATATGAAATTCAGGCTTTACATATTCTCTAGGTATCAATTCAACAGCTTTAAAAGTATCTTCAACAAGTGAATCAAATTGGATTAAAGAGTGACCATAAAATATACTATCTAATGAATAATCTAAGAAATCACGAAACCATTTTGTTTTAATTAGTTTACATAATTCTTCATCTTCTTCATCATTTACCTTTACTTCAAATTCCTTTGATAGTGTTAAATTCTTTCTTTGATTTATTGCAGCAGTTAAATGAGCATCTAAAACAATGTCGTTATAACATCTATAAAGTAAATATCTTTGAGGTGAATAAATAGATTCAGCAGAAGTTAAAGCTGCTCTCCATTGTGATATGTCTTGTCTTGACCTATATAATTGAGTTGGTACTGTTATACGTTTACGAATATCACTATTTGCAGGTCTATTAACTGAAACATTTTCAGCTTTATTAAAATTTATATCGTAGCCAAATATTTTCATTAGTAGGAGTTTGTTTGTTTAGCAACAGCGGAACCATATCTAATAGACATGCCTTGTTGCGGTAATATTTGAGGTAAATCAGCAGTTACGTCACCACTTGCAACACGTTTTAAAAATGCAATGGCGCCACCGCTTTGAGTTGGTGAATTACCATCGTAACGTTCCTTTCTTAAATCGGGAACGTTTCTAGGATTGATACGAGAATGTAAATGATATAAAGTAATATCTAACAAATACATTACTATTTGCTGATTCCTGTTGTCACCTTGTTGCCATTTAGTAGTATTATCAGGATAAATAGCAGTAACAGTATAAGCAGCTCCCGAAGCCCAAAATTGATTATTTGTAGGTAAAATACCAACACATGAAACGGTGCAAGTGTATTGAATATTATTATAATAAACGATATTACCAACACTATAATTAGTTACATTGCTATATTCTGCATTTGGATAAATACTGTAAAATAATGTTTTATCTAAACAAATTTGTGTCCATTCAGCAGGCAAAAAAGCATGTGCAGTAGATCCGGCTATTGACTTATAAATATATCCGTTTTGTAAAACGTATTGACCAGTTGTATAAACAGTTGTAGCACTAAAAGCTGGAGCAGTCCATTCAACTAATTGTTTACCGTTATAAGTAGCAGCAATATCAAATAACTTAGTATCGGTAAAGATTTGATTAGTGATATATCTTTGTGTTAAATAGCCTATCATTTCTGATTGAGCTGATTGTTCCACGTCCAATTTAGTTTGTTGGTTAGATTCAATTATTTGAGCTAAGTTATCACTTTGAATAACTCGTAAATAGTCTAAATCTCTTAGTAATCGTGCCATATTACAAAATTAGTTACTAATTAATTAAATTGTTACTATTGTTACTATTAATAACAATTTGATTTTCTTTTATTTTGTGAACTTCAGCATTTAACAAAGCAAGTTCCATTTTCTGCATATCTAAAACATATTCAACAAACCCAGCTTTTAATGCTTTAATACGAGTTTTACGGTTAATAATAAACGTGTCAGAATGTATTAAAGTATTGGTGCTAACATCTTCAATAAAGAAAGTTACTGTATTATGACCATCTATTAACTCTTTGTGTGATTTTACTTTCATTTACATTCTATTTTTACCTTGTTGTATTTGACTACCTATTTTCCTTACATATTGTGTAACGTCACCACGTTGGTACATTTGATATTCCGTTTTAAACGCTTCACAAATTAAGTAATCTGTTAAATCACTAATATGACCATACATTTGGTAACTTATACCACTCTTTGCATCCTTTACTTTTGCTTTATCCTTAGTTCCATCTGATGCTTCTTTAGTATTTGTAAAGTCCTGAATGGCATCTTTTAATTCGGGATTTATTATAAATTCAATCTCCCCAAAATTACTAAAAAGAATTGTATTAAAAAAATTACCTCTCATAACTACTGATGGGTTTGATTTTCCAACTCTCATAATCGGTTTATAATTCATTAGTTCATTTTGTATCAATTTAAAAAAATTATGTCCTTTTTGTTGCTTAACATCTTCTTTCTGTGACGTTGCATCTCCATAAATGAATAAACCACTATCGTGAGCAGGATAAAGCCTTTTAAACTCGTTGCAAACGTCTTTAATTGTGTTTTTAGGATTAATACCTAAGATTGTATTGATTAAACGAACTTGCTTATTAGATATTTGGAATATTCCACAAGGTAAATAAGGATTTACATTTTCATCCCAACTAATATGTAAAGGTAAAGATGGCTCGTAACTACATTCTTTGACGTGTTTATCTAAACTAAAGTACTTATAAAATTCTGCTCCTGTACGTTCCTGTAAATCCCAGTTCCCTTCAACAAACACTTCATATTCATAACGTGGCATTGATTTTAAAGATTCTAAATAATCAGCAGGGATAAATGGATTGTCGGTTATCTTAGATGGAATATAAAGCCAATTGTTAGGTAGTGTATCGGTTTTCCATTTGTTATAAATTAGTTCCTTCACCCAGTTGTTTGTTGGATTGCAAGTAGCTAATATTAATGGTTTAGGTTGCTTATCAATTATATTAGATCCAGCACGTTCAATACATTTGTAAAATGTCTTTTGCTGTAATTCGTTTACTTCTTCTAAAAGAAAGCCATTAACCTCTAATCCTTTAAATCGGTTTAATTCTTTATCATCAACATAATTTTCGCCTAAAAATATAATTTGACTATCATTCTGAAATGTAACTGTTTGCATCTCTTGATTGTATTTTTTAACAAACGAAGTAGGACAAATCTTTGTAAATGATGGAATGGTATTTAGTTTAAGAGTTTGTAAGGTAGAACGGACAACAGCCCACTTAGATTTAGGGTACATCTTACATAATAGTAATAAAGCACCTAAACCAGCAAAAGTTTTCCCCCCACGTCAGCGAATCGCACCACCATACATAATGAAATTGAACTTGTTGCTAAAAATAGCCTCAAGGAATTCATCTTGTTTGGGGAACGATTCGAATAAGATTTGTTTATTTGACATCTGTAATTATTTTAAAGTTTTATTTCAACTCCACCTATTTTAAACACTTGTTCAAGTGATTCATTTTCAGTTACTAAGCCGATTAATTGTTTAGGCTTGCCATATCTGTACTCTAACCAGCATTTAATTGCCATTGTGTCTCCTATTTCAACTTTAGCAGCTAATGACTGCCATACAGTTATTGGAGCCAGTGTAGCGTCCATTTTTTCAATCATTGCTATTTCATCAGATTTAGGCTTGCGACCTTGACCTCTATTCTCTCCTTTAGCAGCTCCGTTATTTTTTCTATTATCCATAATTAAAATAAATTATTTAATTAAATACAAAGATATTAAATATTTTTTAAAGTTAACAACTTAAATTCGTCAAGTGATCTGATTAAATTTATCTAAAAACTCGTCAAAGTTATGGCAAATAAAATAAATACCTCCAGCACGTTCAATCATTTGTTGATATTCTTTTTGGGCTTCAGACTGCTTATCATTCATTTTAATTTCAATCTTTATTGATTTACCTTTATACGTTGCCGATATATCCGCTGTGCCATTAGTACCTTGCCCTTTAATATATTTGCCACTACCTATCTTTTTACGGTTACCTAGTACATCGGTTACTATTTTACTATCATCAATATACCGACCTGTATTAGATATACGTTCTGCTTGACCTCCTATAAATGTAATGTAATCAGTTACACACCGAGTTAAGCCGTTTGCAGTTGTATCGTTGTATTTAGTCCTAACTACATAGTTAGCTGGCATACGAGTACGAGAGCAATCGTAAGCGTGTTGGAGGTCTGAAAGTTGTTTTAGTGATGGTTTCATAATTTTTTATAGGTTAATTAATTGAATATCAGTAAAGTAACAAAGTAACAAAACGATTTTACTAGGGTTTCAAAATTTGTTACCTCCGAAAGCCACGTTATTACTACTAAGTAACAAA